AGCTAATTACAGTTGTTCTGGCATTGACGTAAAACAAATTAATTGATCTAGCATAACTTGACGTTTTGACGCAACAGACTATATTTAACCCGTACTGGTGCGGTTCACCAGGGATTCGACAGGAATCACAATGACTGACAATGCTGAAGTTGTAGCGGAACAAGTACCCGCGCCGGAACCGGAAGCGACGGCCGCACCGGAACCCGAAATCGTTGCCCAAGAGGCAGAACAGCCGGAGGAAAAGCCAGCCAAGACGTTCACCCAAGAGGAACTGGACGCGATGGTCGGCAAACGACTTGCGAGAGAACGTCGCAAGTGGGAACGAGAGCAAGCGTTAAAAGCGCCCGAGCCGAAAGCTCAGACGCCCGCCACGCTGCCTGATCGGGACGTGGACCCCGACGCTTATGCGGAAGCCCTTGCGGCCCGCAAAGCCGAGGAGCTTCTTGCCCAACGTGAGGCAGAGCGACAACAGCGCGAACTCTTGATGGCCTACAAGGAACGTGAAGAGGCTGCGTTCGAGAAGTATGACGACTTTGAGCAAGTCGTTTACAATCGCTCGCTACCGATCACGACCGTGATGGCTGAGACGATCCAAGCCTCCGACATTGGGCCCGACGTAGCATACTACCTAGGCTCCAACCCGCGAGAGGCCGAGCGTATTTCCCGCTTGTCACCGTATCTGCAAGCCAAGGAGATCGGTAAGATTGAGGCTAAAATAGTCGACAATCCGCCGGTCAAAAAGACAACTAATGCGCCCCCGCCGATTAAGCCTGTTACGGCTAAAACCGCAGGAGCCCCGTCTCGGGACACGACAGACCCCCGCTCTGTGAAGGACATGAGCACGTCTGAGTGGATCGAGGCCGAGCGCCTGAGACAGATTAAGCAGTGGGAAGCGCGACGTAACCGCTAACTTCTTTATTGGAGATTTATTGTGGCTAATTCACTTCTGACTATTGACATGATCACGAGGAAGGCTCTCGAAATTCTTGAGAACAACCTTGTGATCACCCGTAACGTGAACCGTCAGTACGACGACAGCTTCGCTGTCGAAGGTGCCAAGATCGGTTCGACCCTCCGCATCCGTCTGCCGGATCGTGCCCTTGTGACCGACGGCGCCGCTTTGCAGGTGCAGGCTGACAACGAGCAGTTCACCACGCTCACCGTCGCCTCGCAGAAGCACATCGGTGTCAACTTCACGAGCGCCGAAATGGCCCTTCAGTTGGACGACTTCGCCGATCGCGTGTTGAAGCCGCGTATCAGCCAGTTGGCCGCCAGCATCGACGCCGACGTGGCGAACTCGTACAAAAACGTGTTCCAGTCTGTCGGTTCGCCTGGCACCACGCCTGGCACCTCGCTCGTTCTGTTGCAAGCGCAGCAGAAGCTGAACGAAGCCGCCGCCGGTATGGCTCCGCGCTACGCAACCGTCAATCCGGCTGCCAACGCTGGCCTCGTGGAAGGCATGAAGGGTCTCTTCAACCCCGTTGACTCCATCAGCCGTCAGTTCAAGAACGGCATGATGGGCGAAGGCATCTTGGGCTACGACGAGATCAACATGTCTCAGTCGATCAAGCAGCACACCAACGGCTCGGCCTCGCGTTCGGATACCCCGATCGTGAAGACCACGCTGACCAACGGTGCGACCAAGCTGACCCTCGACAACGTAACCGACGGCCTTACCCTCGTCCCTGGCGACGTGTTCACCATCGCTGGCGTGTTCGCGGTCAACCCGCAGACCCGCGAGTCGACCGGCGCGTTGCAGCAGTTCGTTGTGCAGAACACCGTTACCTCGGCCTCTACGGAGTTCGTGGATGTGGAGTTCCTGCCGGCGGTCTACGGCCCGACTCACGCCCTCGCCACCGTCAGCAAGCTGCCGACGGCCAGCGATGTCGTGACCTACGTGGGTGCTGCCAGCGGCCAGTACGCGCAGAACTTGGTGTACCACAAGGACGCGATCACGTTCGCTACCGCCGACCTCCTGCTCCCGCAGGGCGTTGACATGGCGAGCCGTCAGGTCCACAACGGTATCTCCATGCGCGTTGTTCGTCAGTACGACATCAACAACGACCGTATGCCCTGCCGTATCGACGTGCTGTATGGCTACTCGGTGATTCGTCCGCAGATGGCCTGCCGCATCTGGGGCTAATGTTTAACCTTATTCACGGAGTAACTTAAAATGGCACTTTCTAATGGTACTGGTGGTTATCAGATCAGTGCAGGCGCTATTGGCGAGCCGGTAATGTTTGCGCAAGGCGCCCCTGTGGCGCTGACCGCAGGCGCGACCGCAACGCCCGAGCAGCTTGCAAACGGTCTTTTCACGTTCAACGGCACGGCGGGCAACCTTGTCCTTCCGACCGTTGCATTGTGGGAAGAGGCGTATCCTTCCACAGACAAAGTGGACGCCGCGTTCGACTTCTTCGTCATCAACATTGATGCGTCGGGTTCGGATGCCATCACGGTCGCTGTGGGCACGGGCTGGACGCTCGTGGGCGCAGGCGCTGTAGCGGCGGCAACGTCAGGCCACTTCCGTTGCCGTAAGACCGGCGCGGGCGCGTGGACTGTCTACCGCATCTCGTAATAGCAAACGCCCCCTACGGGTGATACCGTAGGGGGCACTGCCTAGAGGACTACGCTCATGCCGAATACCAAGCCGATTGGTGTCGCCTACGCAGATCAGCTTTTGGACGGAGCTCGCTTCGTTCCGGAAGTGGCTGCGAACACGGCGGCGCTGACCACGATTACGTCTACCGCTCCTGTCACTCCCGACTTTGCGATTCAGGATCTGGTTAACAGCAGTGCGTTTGGCTTCGTCACTAAGGACGAAGGCAACACGGTGCTGGCTGTTATCGCCAATCTTCAGACTCGCGTGGCGGAGTTGGAGAGCAAACTGCAAACTTACGGTATGCTTCCGTAACTATGCATTACTATCTTCGTCATCCCGTTCACGGGACCAAGGTGGCTATTTCCGATATGGAAGTAGCTTTGGATTCAGAAAACGGGTGGGAAGAGTACGACCCCACGGACCCGGCGGTACAAGAGGAAACTTTTGTGCCGTCGGACTCCGTTTCGGCTAACAACCAGTTAAGGGTGCGCCGTAAGAGGAAGGAATAATGGCCGTCACCGCCCAAAACTTGATCAACAAGTCGCTGCGACTGCTGGGCGTTTTGGCTTCGGGTGAAACGACCACGGCGGCGGAAGCTGAAGACTCGTTATACAGCTTGAACTCAATCATCGACTCGCTGTCGGCGAACCCACAGTATTATTTTTGCACGCAGGCCGAACAGTTTACGTTGGTCAACGGGCAGAGCACGTACACGATCGGTAACGATCCCAACACGTCGCCAGCGGCTAACTTTGTCGCAGCGCGACCGATTCGCATTGTGGGCGCGTTCGTGCGCATCAGCAACGTCGACACGCCGCTTGCGCTGATTACCGAGCAGTATTGGACTAACATTGCGGCTAAAGCCACGAGCGGTACGCCGACAAAGCTCTTGTACCGACCTAACGTGCCGTACGGGCAGATCGTGCTGTACCCCACGCCTAACGCAGCGGTGCCGATCTTTATCAAAGCCGAGCGGATGATTGGCGAATACGCCACGCTGACTTCGACGCAGTACCTGCCGCCGGGGTATCAGCGGCTGCTTGAGCTGTCACTCGCTATGGAGTTAGCACCGGAGTATGGGACGCAAGTTAAACCGGAGATTTTGGCGAACCTTCGTGCGGATCTGGATAGCCTTATCCGTACCAACATTCAGCCCTTGCCGGTTAACAAGACTGATAACTTCCCCAACTCGAACACCACGTTCAATATGCCCCCGATCTAGGTGATTTATGCCAACGACTCGTGAATTGTTAGGTGGCGCGCATCGACTGCTGGGGTTAGTGAACTCAGGTAACGTGCTGCCTGAAGCGGTCTACCAAGATAACTTGGTGGCGCTTAATCAAATGGTTGATAGCTGGAGCACCGAGCGGCTTGCAGTGTTCTGTACACAAGACCAAACGTATTTTTGGGATCCCGGCTTTCGTATTCGTACACTAGGCCCGACGGGCGATTTTGTGTTTATTTTGGCTAATCAGTCTGACACGCCAATTGTTACGCAAGGCGAAGACTACATTGGCGTTGACGACGCTACGACTCAAAGGCCGATTTTGTTAGAAGATTCCACGTATTTTCGTGACCCTAGCAACAATGTGTCATTTGGTATTCGGTTTATTAACCAATTGCAGTACAACAACATTGCGGTCAAGACGGTTACTAGCACCTATCCGCAGGTGATGTTTGTCAATATGACTTTCCCAAACATCACGTTAGCGGTCTACCCAGTGCCAAACAAAATGCTGGAGTTTCACTTTATCTCGGTGCAGCCCTTAGCAAACCCCGCCACACTTGAAACTGAACTTGCCTTTCCGCCAGGTTACTTGCGCGCGTTTCGCTATAACTTGGCGCTTGAGCTTGCCCCCGAGTTTAACGTGGAACCTTCAAGCGAAGTGCGACGAATTGCCATGTATAGCAAACGTAATTTGAAGCGCATCAACAATCCTGATGACATTATGGCAATGCCGTATAGCGTCATTGCCCGCCGTAACCGCTACAACATCTTTGCAGGGAACTACTAATCATGGCGACTAAAATCACCATTTCTAATCTTCCCGCAACTGCTTCGTCCTCGGGCGCGGATGAGTTTGTGTTGGTGCAGGGCAGCCTGACCAAAAAGATCACGAACACTAACCTTTTTACCAACGTCACGTTGACTAGCCCAACAATGGTCACGCCGACATTAGGCGTGGCGTCGGCGACTAGCATCAACAAGGTTGCGATCACAGCGCCTGCGGCAGGCGCGACACTTACGCTCGCGGATGGCA